TACTGGGAGATCACGCATACAACGGCGACCGGCAACTTTGATCCCGTGGTATACCCAGTGCTCTCCTCATATCCCAGCAGCCTTGGATGCGACGGTCTCCGTATTCAACCCGGGGCCGCTGCAGCCGAACGTGCTGGATCTGGTGTCCTACGGTATGTGGTTGACGGGCCAACCAGTCAGCATGTGCTCTACAACCCAGCAGGCAATGGGGACACTGGTAACCCGCCCCAGTTCACCGCCTGGGATGTACTGAACAACGGGCTTCGTATCAATCTTATGAGTGAGTTCCCAGTCAATGCGCCAGCAACTGACAGTGTGACCCTCAAGTATTACTCCATCACTTTGACAAAGGGTCAAGATGCCTGATTTTGACGTAATCAATACTGGCGGCGGTATCCGCCCCGACGCTACCGTGGACCTCGACACTATTGTCGGCCAGTGCTGGACTGACGGTACCGGGTACAGCGTACCGACTGAGGCCGACCAGTTCCTGTCCAACCAGCCTGCTGTCCTGGGTATCACTGAGATCCTGAAGTCCACGTCTACGCCTGTTACGGTGGGCGAGGACTTCTTCGGGGCCCACCTGAACCCCGATGATTCCGTGTTGGCCACATACCCTGCCAAATTCAAGCGCCTGCGAAGCCATGACTTCGATCCAGCCGATACCCCGTCGTTCACTTGGCGAGAGATTCAGCCTACTGGTTCGGGTCCAGGTGATGGTGGCCCGATCAACTGGACTGTTGTTGACCGCTACCTGGACATCTGCAAGAAGCACGGGTACATCCCGTACATCACCCTGCACGGTACTCCTGATTGGGCAGTGTCCAGCCCCGACTGGACCGCTGGCGAGGTCGTAGCCGCTGGGGTAGTCCGAAAGAGTGGCGCTTTCTACTACACCTCCTTGGGTGCTGGTACATGCGGGAGTACCGCGCCCACACACCAGGGGTATGAGGCCAACCAAGTAGATGTATCCGATGGCGGGGTAACATGGAGGACCAACGCCCGGGGTGTCAACTCTGGGTACGGGGGGAAGGCTAACCTGCCACCTACCAACGACTCCGATATGTACCTGTTTGCCGAGGCCATTGCCCTGCGGGTGAAGAATCGGTACGGCTTTGCTGCGTGCTCGTTTGAAATCTTCAACGAGGCGAACCTGTTGGAGCACTGGGCCGGTACCAACCAGCAGATGGCTAACTGTGTGAAGAAGGCGTATGAGGCTATCCAGCCCACAGGTTATCAAGTGCATCCACCTAACCTGACGCTTGGTGCTGATGCCACCTTGGCCGAGTACACCGCCGCAGTAGATGCCCAGATCACCCGGTACAACACGGTGGCCTCTGGCGGTGTGGCATTGTGGAAGTATTGTGATGCCTTCACCATCCATACCTACACCCGGACCCCTGCCAACGTGCGGGATCTGCACTTGGGTATCAACTACCTCAAGTCCCGGATCAGTGCTGGCCTGACTGGTAACAACAACGTCGGGGTTAGCCGCACTGCTATGCCGATCATTGACAATGAGGCCGGTACCAATGGTTGCCCATGTAAGGCCGCTGTCATCATGCAGCGTCTGGTCATCCTGGCTGGGCTGCGTATCGGCGCGAGTTTCTATTACGCAGTGAATGCCTTGGATGGCACCGGCACAGCCTTGGGACTTGGTAAGTATTACAAGGACTGGAACGCCATCCGTGAGATCCTCCTGTCTGGTCCCTTGACCGTGGTGAACATCCTACCCAACGGGGCCGTCGCCTTCGTGGTGGGGGGTAAACAGTACCGCATTGACTGGACCCCGACCAATCCACTTGTCTCGCTCAACTAAGGAACAACCATGCCTAACCCCTTCAAGGGGCAGGCTGTCCACCGCGACAGCCCTGCCACTGACTGGTTCTCTATCACCCCGAACAACACAGTGGACATTCCACTGCGCCCTCGGTTCATCTACGTCGGTACCGCCGGTAACCTCCACATCCAGGGGGATCGGGATGCTGATAGCTCTATAGTCCTGCCTGTGGCTGTGGGTTACCATCCCATTGGCCCCAAGCGGATCTTGGCTACCTTGACCACAGCGTCTGGGATTGTGGGGTTCCTGTAATGCGGTTCAACATGAATCCGTTCTGGGCAATCATTGCCGCTGCGGGGGCGGGAGGGGTGGCTGGCCCAGTCAATGTCGCCTTGTCGCCGCTGCGCAGCTTGACTCAATCAGGCGATGCGACGGCGGGATGGAACTACATCGCCACCACCAACATCGGCGGATATTTCGGCACCGCCCCTGCGGGCATCACGGCCACTGGCCTTGCAAACGGCCAGGACGGCTATTTCGAGTACACGGTGCCGGGAGCTTGGTCGAGTGGCGATCTGCCCCTGTTGAATCTGCAACTTGGTAACGCTTTGGACACATCAGCCAACGGAGCCGGTGAGGTCGCAATTTACGGTACAGCAGGGAACTACAAGCTGTACACGGGCGGCGCAGGCAACGGCAACCCTGACACGGCGACAACAGTCGCCGCTGGCGACATCGTTCGCATCGGGCGTGAGGGGCCGCGTGCATACGCCTCGATCACCAAGGCGGGGGTCACCGCTCGTATCAAAACGTGGACTAATGCGCAATCTCCAAAATCCGGCGCCGCTTGGGCTCAGTTGCTGTTCCCGAACAACACCAACGGCGCAAACGACGTGCAGGTATTTGCTGGCACGTCAGGACCAAACCTGATCGCCGATGGCAACTCGCTGACTTTTGGGTTTGGATCGACAGCAGGCAATACGTGGCCTGATCAGATACTGAGCGTTGCACCATTCAACTCCAACGGCGCAGTCCGCACAAACAACGGCGTCAACGGCCAAACTTGGCGAATGATGAATGGCCTGGATACAGGCTCCGCCGCTGATGTTGACGCATGCTATGTCACAGGACGCACCAACATCCTGATCTGCTGGGAAACCACGAACGCTTGCTGGGCAATGTCAGGCGGTCGCACTGCAGCCCAGGCTGTTCAGGATGCGACAGACTACATCGCAGCCCGCAAAGCCGCTGCCACTTCTGCTGGCGTGACGCTCAAGGTCGTGCTTGTCGGAACGATTCCGCGTGAGGGTGGTGGCGGCGTTACGACAGACGCTGACCGTATCGCTCTGAGCGCAATCTTGGATGAGGCCGACGCAACGATGGCGAGTACCTGGGCTGCAATGGGCGCGGATGCGTATGTAGATCCACGTCAGGCCGGTTCGCCATTCGCATGGCGCAGCTACGCAAAGGCCAACTTTGACGCCACGGCGAGCCTTTGGAACGAGGCTTACCCAGACCGCATCCATTTGACCAACGCGGGCTACGCGGTGATCGCTGGGCTGATCGCGCCTGCTGTTGCGAGCCTGCTGCCGTGACCCACCATCTAATCACCCTGGCCATGGCCTGCGTGTGCGTGAGTGCGCAGGCCCTACCCATATCAACATAAGGATCAACCATGAACATTCGTGATCTGCCGTATCCCGGCAACCTCGCCCAGGGCGTAGCCCTGCGTCAAACCGCCCTGAACGCCATCAACGGTGTCCAGATCGTGGCCTCCCGCACCCCTGGTGGTAAGACTGCAACGGCTTCCCAGCTTCGCGCTTTCTTCTCCGCCTGCGCCAATGCGCTCATCCCCATCGACCTGACTGACGGTAGCGAGGACGCCTGATGCAGGGGCCAGCTAAGATTCGCCTCTTGGCTGGTGCGCTTGCCCTCTCGGGGGCAGGTGTTGCCTCCATTGCCAAGCACGAGGGTACAGTCCTCAAGGTCTACAGGGACCCCGTTGGCATCCTGACTGCGTGTACCGGCCATACTGGGCCTGAGCTTCGGCTTGGTACCACGTACACGCAGCAGATGTGCAATGACCTCCTGCTCAAGGATACTGCTATTGCCCAGAAGGCAGTGCAGTCCTTGGTCAAGGTACCAGTGACACAGGGTCAGTACGATGTGCTGGTCTCGTTTACGTTCAATGTGGGCCGGGGGAACCTAGCCGGGAGCACGCTCCTCAAGAAACTGAACGCTAACGATTGTCTTGGTGCTAGCCGGGAGTTCATGAAGTGGACGTATGCCCGTGGCCAGCAATTACCGGGCCTAGTCTCTCGCCGTGCAGACGACATGGCTAACTTCATCGTGGATTGCCATGGATATACCCCTGCATCTAAGGCGTTGCGGATCACGAACAGTGCTCCCGACATGGCGCTTACTCTCGCACTGGCACAAAGTCCTGAACCAAGAGGTCTTCGGCTCTGGGCTAAAGTCGCCAATCCTAAGAACTGGGGTTGATACCGGAGATGCAGCGTACTTTGACACCGTGGAGTACACCTCTAGGATCAGAGTCACTGACGAACCCATGACCAAGCGTATGTTCCTTGACCTGCTAGTCCACGAGATGGTGCATCAGTACCAGTACGAGACTGAGCAGACGGTCTGCCACAACAAGTCCTTCTGGGCATGGCGAGATAAGGTCCATGCTCTTGGTCTCAACCTAAGATTGGTGTATGATGTTTAGAATCAATCCAGTTCATGCGCTGCTCGGTCTCATCTTCGTTGTCCTAACCGGCACAGTTGGGTACCTTTGGCACTCCCGCAAGGAATTAGCGGCAGAAAATGGACAATTGTTGCGAGAGCTTCAAACGGCCGTGGTTGCCCGTGAGGGCATCGAAGCCGCCCTGGTATTCCAGACCCAGGAAGCGGCCCGCCTGGAGGCCGCCAGGGCCCTTGCTGAGGATTCCCTGCGTGCCGCCCTCGCCGCCGAGCCCTCGTGGGCAGCTCAACCCGTCCCCGCCGCAGTGCAGAAAGCCCTACAGCAATGAAGTATTTACCGAGGTACATTAGCCTTGTAGCGTTAGGGCTCATGGTTATCCTATCCCTGGTAGGCTGTGGCTCCGCGCCTAAGCTGGCTGTGCCCATGCCACCCGCCACGTTGGTCGAGAGAACAGCAGAGCCCGTGGTTAAGGTCAAGACTAACGGGCAGATCGCTCAGACTCTGCAGAATTTTAAGCACGCTCTTGCTCAATGCAACTTGGACAAGGATACGATCAGGGTGTACATTGAGGCCGTGAGTAAACCTCAAAGTCAAAATTGATTTAGAGTTGTGAGGGGCGACCTCCGACACCTCCTCAGCCAACTTCCCCCGTGCGGGTGCTCGCGGGCGTACCGCGTGCGTCTACGGGCGCGGAGCGTGCCTGCACGTGCCCGGGAATTGACGCGCCCGCGCACCGAGCCTGAGTGCCGTTTTTCCCTGGAGCACGGCAGGCAGGGCAAACGCCATGAGGCAGGGGCCCGCCGAGGGCATCAGAAGGGCGCTGGCAGGCCGATCAGGGGGCAGGTGATAGCAGGGTGGCGGTACGGGTACCCGGCGCGGCTGAGGGCGTTCTACGGGATGGGGCCGGATCAACGGGTTTCATTACAGACCCAGCGATAACATGCCAGAGCCTGTAAGGGCGGGCATCTGTCTTTCTTCGCTGTCTCGCCGCCTTGTCTCTTCGCTTTGCTTGCAGGGCCTCCAACCCTCTCCCCATAGTACAGAAGACCCGATCCAACTACACGCAAGCCAATCACCCGCATCTGTACCCTCAGGGAGGGACCGAGGGTTAATGGCCCCATGGGTGTCATGAGCGAACTGCGAATGCCACAAACCACGATCTAAGGGTTTACCCTATTGACCGAACCATAGAACCCTGCGCATAATGGGAACCAATGAGGCCTTCGGGTCTCAGGCAGAAGAGGATGATTGATCCTTCAGGCTATAGGAATAAGTACCGGGTGATGCCGTACCCTATAGGATGACAAGTGTAGTGATGTTCACTGTTAGCACTTGACAAGGTCGCTAGATCATGCTCTAATGCAGACAGGCTGTTGTAAGGCAGACAGTCAAGCATCAAGGCTTGACAGTAGGTTGACAGTGTGATACACTGGATGCCAAGCAGGTAGGACTGAGGTCATATCTGTACTTGTTCTTTTAGGATAGTCTGTAATGGACTAGGGGCGACAGAGAATCCAATCTCGTGGAGTCGGAGCATTACTGATCTGTAAGACCATCACTCGTTGATGGCTGGGGAGGTGCGTCGATGATTCCTTGGCTCAAGGTGTGTACCGCCGCTCGGCTACCCGTACCTTCCCCAAGTGGCAATGATCAGGCATGAGGCCGGATGTGTTCAGAAGGACATGGCCTGATCAGACGAAAGCGCAGCATAGGAAGAACCCTAGGCACAGTACCGCCTGTCGATTATGACGGGAGCACGGATACAGACTAAGCCCTAGGGGATACATCCGACGATCCGCGAGTAGTGGCCGGGACCGTAGACTCACCTGATTAAGGTGACGAGGGATATACCGGCAACCCTAGATTCTAGGGCCTAGCACAAGACGCAATAGGGCTTTACTCCCTACATGCCATAAGACCGCATGAACAAGATGTGAGCTTAGGGACAGGCGCATGATCCGAACCAGTGACCCGTTAGGGCCTGTCAGTAGGAAAGAAGGCGTGATCCGCTAACCGACACAGTGCCCATAATGTCGTGTGCTAGGCCGTACAACCAAGGAGAATGTAAAAAATGAAGATCCGCACATGGTCCCCAGACTACCCCAAGTACGATGACCGCCTCGCCGCCATGGCATCTCAGGCGCGCAGTTGGATGTCGGTTTACATGAACTGTGGCCTCTCCCTCGTGCCCAAGGACTGAGTCCAGACCCTTGCCCATAAAGTGGGCTTGGGCCTGCATTCCCGCAGGTTCATTGGAGAACTGTGATGCAAGACATCATTCAAGACGGCACCAAGCTGCACAAGGCTATCAAAGACTTGGGCATTGCTCGCCAAAAGCTGGACGATCAAGTCCAGACCCTCGCTCTGTCCGCCATCTGGCACTTCGGTGTTCGAGCTGACGCTGACGGCAAGCTCATCGGGGACGTGGGCTTCATCAACCGCCTGTACCTGAGCCTCGGCAAGGGTGCCCGCCATGTGGCCTTCACGGAGTGGGTGACCAAGTTCGGCGGCGTGTCCGCCAACACTGGCGCTGGCAAGGCAGAGACGCCATTCCTGAAGGACAAGAACAAGTCCGTGGACATGGAGGGTGCCACCAAGGTCAAGTGGTACGACATGAAGCCCAGCAAGGCACCTGATGAAGTGCTGGACTTCTACGCCCTGCTGATGAAGGTTGTCAGCAAGGAGCCCAAGGAGGGCCAGCAAGTCAAGGGCGCCGAACTGGCCCAGCAGATCAAGACGCTGGTGCAGGAGCACGTCCAAGCCGAGAAGGAAGCCGCTGAGAAAGCTGAAGCGGAGAAGGCACAAGCCTGAGCCTAAACCATTGCCCACCCTAATCGGTGGGCTTTGGTTTGTGTTCACCAAGGAGGCATTATGCTTCGTGAGTTCACACCCGCAGAATTGCGGGTCATTGGCCGGGCTCAGAGGATTCTGGCGTCTGCCATCAAAGCAGAGACCAGCATCTTTAATTCCCCGCAAGTAGTCAAGGACTGGGCGCGGCTCCATTGCGCCCAGGACAACGCCGAGGGTCAGGAGGTGTTCACGGTGGTCTACCTGAACAGCCAGCATGGGCTCATTGAGGCCGTGAAGCACTTCACTGGTACCCTGACGCAGACATCAGTCTATCCCCGGGAGATTGTCAAGCGTGCCTTGATGCTCAATGCCGCTGCCGTGGTGCTCATGCACAATCATCCATCCGGCACACCAGAGCCTTCCCGTGCTGACGAGCTTCTGACCCATACCTTAAAGTCCTGCCTGAATCTGGTGGATGTCCGGGTGCTGGATCACTTCATCATCGGGGACGGCACAGTCACATCGTTCGCTGAGAAAGGACTCATCTAGTGCCCTTTGAACAAGAACTGGACAACCTCATGTCCCGGGTGGCACACAAGGCCGCCCAGGCCGAGGCCCTTCGTGCCTGTGACGCTGACCCAGCGTACTGGCCCCGCCAACAACTGCTGGCCGCTGAGGGCCGCACTCATGCCATCTTGGCAGATTGGATCAAGACATGAACAACGAGCCCACCATCCGCCAAGCTCACCTCCAGCACAAGGACCGTCTCGGTTCTGTGGTACAACGCATCCAACCCGGGCCCAAGCTCACGTTTGTGGACAAGGTACTGGCCCTCAACGGAGAAGGGGATTACTGCTGGCAGTTGGCCGCCAAGCACGCACCGAGCACAAGCCTGGGGCCAGTGGAGTACGAGATGGCAATGGTCAAGGCCATTGACCAGCACGGGGTTTGGATTAAGCTCAACCACTAACATGAAAGGTCTGCCCATGATCTGGCGTTAGTGACGATCTCTACACAAGCACCCATCTAACTGGGCCTAGTCCACTGCACAGATACAAGCCCGTATCTGTGCTTTGGAGTGCGCCTTGCACTTTCATAGGAGCAACGTATGAAATACGAGTTTGTCAAAGAAGACACGATCCAATTAGATGGTCGCACTCTGACCCGCATCCGCGCCTTGGTGGCGATTGGTACCTTTGTATCAGCGGGCGACCTTGGTGGGTACATCGAGCACGAGGGGAACCTTGCCCAGGTCTATGGCAATGCCTGGGTCTATGGCAATGCCTGGGTCTCTGGCGATGCCCGGGTCTCTGGCGATGCCCGGGTCTCTGGCAATGCCTGGGTCTATGGCAATGCCCAGGTCTATGGCAATGCCCAGGTCTATGGCAATGCCCGGGTCTATGGCAATGCCCAGGTCTATGGCAATGCCTGGGTCTATGGCAATGCCCAGGTCTATGGCAATGCCCATGTCTCTGGCGATGCCCGGGTCTATGGCGATGCCCGGGTCTCTGGCGATGCCCAGGTCTATGGCAATGCCCAGGTCTATGGCAATGCCCAGGTCTATGGCAATGCCCAGGTCTATGGCAATGCCCATGTCTATGGCGATGCCCAGGTCTCTGGCGATGCCCGGGTCTCTGGCAATGCCTGGGTCTATGGCAATGCCCAGGTCTATGGCAATGCCCTGGTCTCCAAAACACCCGTCACAATCGAATTGCCGGAGTTCACCGTCCTCATCACGGATGCCCACATCAAGATTGGTTGCCAGCACCACACTTTTGAGCGTTGGTCCGCATTCGATGCCGCTGGCCTGCGGCGCTTGAATCCACGGGCCGTGGACTTCAGCAATAACTACCGCGCCGCCATCCTTGCCATCCTCAAGGCTAGCCGGGGCTGGGAACCACCAATCACTCAGGAGACCCCCGATGCGTAAGTTCATCCAAGTCTACATCCCCACGGCCAAGCTGCATCTGATGCGGCAGGCCCTCATCGGGGTGGCCGGTACCTTCGGCGGGTACACCATCCGCCCTGCCGTGGGCTCATGGGTTGACCCCCTGACCAAGGAACACAAGACGGAGCCCATCCGTATCTGTTCCGTGGCTGTCAAGGTTAGCGTCAAGGGAAACCCAGACCCCAAGGATGTGCAGACCCTGCGCCGCCTACTGGTGGACCCTCTGCTGAAGTGGCACCATGAGAACGTGGTGTTTGTGGTGGGCCATGATGGCATCATCCGGGAGTACGCCAAGTGAGCGAGGACCCAGGCCCGGGTCTGCTCGTCACGTTGCTTGTCGCCGCAATGTTTGCGACCGCCTGGCTAGGGTACGAAATCAAAAGGAGTCAAGATGGAGCGAGTCAAAGTCCGCCTCTATGCGTCATCCAAGGGCAACCCTAAGCCTGCGGTGTATGACGATCACATCGAGTTCGATGGTACACCGGGTAGCCTGAAGGCTGCAATGGACGGTATCATCAGCAATGTAGAGGCAGTGGAACGACACGCTGGGCGGGAGCCCGTGCGCACACTGATCTCTGTCAACCCTGGAGTTTGACATGATGCACACCATGCCACACCGTAACCCATGGCATCCCCTGCACCGTACCTTGTTGCCTGACGGTTTCGTCTGCATCAAGATGGCGGCGGCGGACTTCCCGGATCACCCGGCTGAGGTTCACTTCCCACCAACTGGATCAGTGACGTTACATCCAGACTACTTCGCTCGCTTCTATGCTAGCGCAGTTGCCCTCCAGGGACGAGACCACGAATCTGCCTTGGCCTTCGCCTACGGGGCTGAAGTACCAACCCGCATCCGCGTCATCCCACGCTGACCTCAGCCCATCGCCCATTCTGTGGGCTTTGGGGTGCAGTCACCGGCACAGCCAGCACCACTTGACATAGGCTGTGTCTTTAACCTAGGAAACTCATGTCCAACATCGCCAAACTGAACGCCACCCGTGCCAAGATCGCTGCTCTGACCCTGCTGCTGCCAGCCCTGGAACTGGCTGCTGCCAAGGAAGTGGACCCTGCCAAGGTGGTGCCCGGTGCCACCGTGACCATCGAGTACGGTCGTGGCGACAGCCGCAAGGAACTGGTCGGCGTCATCACTGCCCGCAAGGAAGCGGACCCCCTGGTCAAGACCAGCTATGCTCAGGTCAAGGTCCGCGTCGGTGAAGCCGGTGCCTTTGACGAGGACTTCAAGGTGGTGCCCGTGGGCTCCGTCATCAAGATCCATGGCGACGAAGTCAGCGCCGATGCTGACACCACTGGCGAAGAAGCCGCGAGCTGATCCATGTTCAAACCATTCGGCTCTACCTCGACCCGTCTGGTTCTGCTGGCCGTCGTCGCTATCGGCGACGTGCTGGAGAACTTGGTCACCAAGGTCCACGCCAAGGAGAACGCACTGCTCATCTCCTTCAAGGAGAAGGCCCGCCAAGAACTGGCGGACCAACAGCGCGAAGTCTCTCTGCGCCTGCGCTTGGGTACTGAACGTCTTGCCTCGTTGCACTACGAGCACAAGATCAAGACGGATCACATCACCTCAGCCCGCAACCAACTGGGCAGCCTGACCGTGCGTCAGGTCAAGGAACTGTAAGGACAACATGCTGGACCCGAAGACGTGGACTCACTACACAGATAACCTACCCGCTGGGCGTTCTGTTAGGCGGGGTCACGACTGCGGGGAAGGTATGCCCCTGAAGGTGACACACCGGACCGATGGCACGTACTTCGCGTACTGTCATCGGTGCCACGAACCTGGGTACTTAGCCGCCCCACCTCTCTCCTTAGCCGAGCGTCTAGCTCTGATCCGCAACAAGAGTGCCGCTGATACTGTAGCAATGCGCTCGGTCACATTACCCACCCCGATGACACGGGATGTGGATGACTGGCCGGACCGCTACAAGGTGTGGTTCTACAAGGCGGGGCTATCGAGGGCTGACGTGGGGCGGCTCGGTGCTTACTACCACAAGGACATGGACCGCGCTGTCGTCCCTGTCCTCAACGCTGCCGGGGCCGTGTGCTTCTGGCAGGCCCGCAGCCTGGACAAGTCCGTTCCTAAGTACCTCGCGCCTGACATGGGGCTGGCCGGTAAGGGGGCAGTGATCCCGAAGTTCAAGCCAGCAGGCACAAGCAACAGCATCACCCTCACTGAGGATCTGCTGTCCGCATACAAGGTGGGTAAGGTAACCGAGGCATGGTGTATGCTGGGCACAGCGCCTAGTCAGCACCTGATCGCGGACTTACTACGCCGTAAGGCTAAGGTAAACGTGTGGCTTGATCCCGATGCGGCAGGCCAGCGTGCAAGCAAGATTGTCGTCAACCAACTACGCGCCTACGGGCTGGAGGTTTTATGGATCAAGTCAACAATGGACCCCAAGATGCACTCACTATATTGGATCGCGTCCTGTCTCGGCTCGTGACATATAGTAAGATGCACTCTGAGTTGTATGCCCTGCGGGCTGCATTGGAGCGTGAGCCGGTGCAACTCCCGGGTAACTGGGTCGCCATCCCCCAGGCGGAGCTGGACAAGCTGCAACAGCAGGTCCATGAACTGACCCGGCAGCGTGATGACCTACGCGCTGCTCTCAATGAGTCTGCGGTCGCAATAGTTGAGGACAGGAACTTCCGCAACAAGTGGTTCAATGAGGGGTACACCACGGCCCTGAAGGACCGCCGCGCAGCCATGACAGCCAATGATGCTGAACTGGACGCCCAACTGTTTGCGAGTAACAAGCGATGAGCCTTGACATCACCATCCTCCAAGTCCTGCGGGACCGGGACAAGTACGAGCGCCTGAACCGTGTGGTCCCATGGGCTGCACTCGACCAGCAAATCGCTATCATCCTCAAGGACTACGGGGATTACTTCAAGGAGCACCCCGACACCAAGACCGTGGACCCCGGTCCATTCACGTTGTGGTTCCTGGGCTTCAAGCACAAGTCCCTCAAGCCCGAGGCACAGTCCATCTTCAAGGGCCTGCTGGCCCAGATCACCAAGCCCCTGGCCCCTGGTGTAGAGGATGGCTTGACTGCCCGGCTGGTGGCTGCGGACAAGGCGACCAAGGCCACGCAAATTCTGCAAGACTGGGACGAGGGCAAGGACATCGACCTCCTCGCCTGCCTCAAGAACCTGACGGAAGAATATGAGCAAGACCTGGACCGGAAGGTCAAGAACCCCCAAGTCCTTACCCCAATTGAGGACATCCTCAAGGCTGACGAGAACGACCACGGTCTGCACTTCCGTCTCCCGTGCCTCAACCGACACATCAAGCCACTACAGGGTGGTGATTTTGTGGTGGTTGCTGCTCGCCCAGACAAGGGCAAGACAACCTTTGGAGCAAGCGAGCTTACTTGCATGGCTGCTCAGTTGGCTGAGGTCTACCCAGATGAGCGACGTGATGGGCTCTGGTTCAACAACGAGGGCCCCGGTGTTCGGATTGTGCAGCGGTGTTTCCAGGCTGCGCTAGGCGTGACCACCGAGGAGATGGTGGCGCTGAATAACAAGCCCGCCCCGCCGGACAAGGCCAAGTACAAGACTGCACTCCGTGCTGCCTACGCTGACGCCATGAACGGGGAGCCCGGTCGGCTGCGTGTCTTCGATATCCACGATATGTGGAACCACGAGGTGGAGGCCATCATCCAGCTTTACAAGCCCGGCTTCATCTTGTTCGACATGATCGACAACATCAAGTTCGGCGGGCAGGCAGCGAACAACGGGCAGCGCACGGACCAGATCCTTGAGGAGATGTATAAGTGGGCACGGAACATCGCTGTCAAGTACAACTGCGCAGTGCTGGCGATGAGTCAGCTCAGTGCTGATGCCGACGGCGTGGCGTTTCCCACCCTCCCTCAGTTGAAGGACAGCAAGACAGGTAAGCAAGGTGCCGCCGACGTTATCATCACACTTGGTTCGGTCAATGAGCCATCGCTGGATACCAGCCGATACATTGGGACAACCAAGAACAAGAAGGTCCGTACTGGCATGGCTGGTAGCCCTCGCCAGGAAGTTCAATTCAAGGGCGACATCGCCCGCTACGTGGAGCATCAGCAATGATAACTATTGACGGAACACTGTACCGCAATACAGTAGTTGGGCATCGTGAGTGCCGTGGGTGCTCTTTCAATGGGCAAGGAGTCCCTGCCGCGTGCAGCTTCTGCACAGTGGACACGATCCTGACAGAGGTACTGGACCACGACGAGCAGACCGATGACGGTGGCCTGTTGCCGCCACAAGGGGCACTGGAATGAAACTCATCGAGATCGACGGGAAGTACATCAACCCTGAGTATGTGGCCGTGGTGCAGAGCGCGGTAAGCTGGGCATCTCATGACTACGGTGAGACCAAGACCACAGTCATCATGGTGTCCGGGTACAGCATTGACGTGCGCCGTAGTCCGGAGGATGTGACCAAGTTGTTGGGGTTGGCATGACCTACGCAACCTGGGACACAGAGACCACCATCAAGACCAGCTTCAAGCGCAAGGCTAACCCCTTCGACCCAGCTAACTGGGTAGTGACCCACGGCTGGAAGAAGAAGGGTGATGCTGGTGTTTCGGAGTACCGCTTCGGCCACAGCCCACCACCCCCTGGCTGGCTCATCCCCCTCCTGGCTGACATCAAGCTGCTGGTTGGGTTCAACATCAAGTTCGACTTGCACCATGCCATGCAGGATGTGGCGAACCGCCGCGCCTGGATGAAGTTCGTGGCAGATGGTGGCCAAGTCTGGGACTGCCAGCTTGCTGAGTACCTGCTCAACGGCATGGACCAGCGCAGTCACATGCTGTCCCTTGACGAGGTGGCACCCCGCTACGGTGGCAACACCAAGGTGGATGAGGTCAAGCTCCTGTGGTCTGCTGGCATCAGCACCGAGGACATCGAGCCTGACCTCCTGACCCGGTACCTATGCGGTGGCGAAGATGAGTTCGGTGTGTACCAGAAAGGTGACATCGAGAACACGGAAGCCATCTTCCTGGGCCAGCTTGAGAAGGCCCGTGCTGCGAACCAAGTGAACAGCATCATGCTGAACATGGGTGCGTTGCTGTTCACAGTGGAGGCAGAGTTCAATGGTCTGTTCGTCAACAAGCCACTTGGTCTGGAAGCGGCGAAGGATCTGGCAAAGCATATCGCGGAGTTGGACGCTACCCTCAAGGCGTACCTGCCCAAGGATCTGCCGTTTGAGTTCAACTGGAACAGCCGGTTCCACAAGTCCGCACTGATCTTCGGCGGCACGGTGCAGTGGGATGCGTACATGTATGACACCGCCGATGGTGGCGGGGTATACCGGCATGTGTACGAGGACTGGGAGAGCCATCGTCCATGCTCCCCCAAACCTAAGCTGCTATATGCACAGAAGGATGCCATCGCCTACGTCCTGACCGACGGTAGCGTTACCTTCCACGATCCATTCGAGCCCGGCGCACCTACCAACTATGCCACCTACGCTGGTGGCAAGCAGGCCGGGGAGTTCAAGACCAAGAAGGTTAAGGTTGACAACTTCGACAAGCCCAAAGGCCGCGCCACCCGCGCACCATACACCTTCTCCCGCATCACCGAGCCCAAGAAAGCCTGGGCCTCTGCTGATCCTGGCTTCTGGTCCGTCTCTTCTGACGTGGTGGAGGAACTGGGGAACCGAGACATTCCCTTCCTTAAAGGAATGGCGAAGCTAGCCAAGCTCGTCAAGGACATGGGCACGTACTACATCGTGACCGATGCTGACGGTAACAGCAAGGGCTTGTTGACCATGGTCAATGAGTACCTGATCTGTCACCACAAGCTGAACATGACGAGCACCGTGACTGGCCGCTTGTCCGCGTCGGACCCCAACACGCAGAACATCCCGCAAGGGCGTAACTCTGACGTGAAGCTGTTGTTCTCCAGCCGCTTCGGGTACTGGGTCACGGATGACTTCGGGTCTCAGACATGGGTACCCACTGGTAAGATCATCCAGTCGGACTTCACGTCCCTGGAAATCTACATCCAAGCCATCCTGACGCAGTGCAAGCAGTTGATCCTGGACTTGATCGCTGGCCTGGACATGCACTGCCTTCGCCTTGCCAGTACGGAGGGCATGAAGTACGAGGATGTGATCCTCCTGTGTAAGGGGGACCGTAAGGCAGGCGTATCCGCTGATCCTGTGTGGGAGTACAAGCGCACAGACAGCAAGGTGTACAGCTTCCAGGCTGCATACGGTGCTGGCGATGCGAAGATCGCAGCGACTACCGGCATGGATCCCGAACGCGTTGCCGCGCTGCGGGCAGCGGACGAGTTGCGGTACCCAGAGATCAAGACATACTTTGAGAACCGCACCAAGGAGATCGCCCAGAACCGCCGACCCATGGGCACAGCCATCCCCCACCCTGAGATCCGGGGTGTCATGTGCAACCTGGGCAAGAGCTTCGTCCGCACCCCAGACAATAAGCTCTACAGCTACATCGAATCCCCCTCGCCGGAGTACCTTGTCAAGCGTGGGGTTACAGCATCCTTCTCCCCGACTGAGATCAAGAACTACGAAGTTCAAGGCGAGGGTGCGGAGTGGGCCAAGGCTGCGATGTACCTGTCAGTCCGTGCCTTCTATGCCCGCGAGAACTTCGGCGGTAAAGCCCTGCTTGTGAACCAAGTCCATGACGCTGAGTACGCCGACGCCCACCAAGACGTGGCGCATGAGGCTGCCTGTCTCCTCCATGCCTGCATGGAAGCAGCCTCGGATTACATGGAGTACCGCTTCAAGTGGACCATCCCTGTTCCTGTCCCCAGTGACACCACCTGGGGGCCGAACATGAAGGACGCCGACGGCGTACCTAACCTCAAGCCCCTGGCTGATACGTTCAGGCAGGAACTGCGCAACCTTTACATGGGCGGGTACACCCCGTCATACCTGCAATGAGCTTCATCACAGACCGCAAGGTCAACGTCGTCCTGATCTTTACCCTGGTGGCTAACATCGCCACTGCCATCGTCACAACCCTGGTGAAATTCCAATGAGCACAACACCCCTGGACCTGTCCTCCATCGCCGCCATCGCCGCTAAGGCTGGTGAACTGAAGAACCAAACTGTCGCCGCTGCTGGCGGGGACTTCGACAACACCATCCCGGAGGGCAACTGCCGCCTGCGCCTGATCCACTACATCGAGTTGGGCAAACAAAAGGGTTCCTTCCAAGGCAAGCCCACCGTGAAGGATAAGGTGCAGCTCGGCTTTGAAGTCAGCGGCCCGAAGCATCAGCCCCGTGTCATGGACGATGGCACCAAGCTGCCCTACGTGGTGTACATCACAGAGAACCTGGGCAACTCACCGAAGTCCAACTTCTTCAAGCTGCTGACGGTGATGAACTACACCGGCAAGGCCACACACATGGCCCAGCTTCTCGGTGAGTCCTTCCTCGGTACCATCAACCACCGGAAGTACCCCAAGCGGGGCGAGGACAAGGCCAACCCAGCAACCTGGACTGGCATCAGTGCTGAGCTGAAGCCCAAGGGTGGTAACTACACCATCCGTCCGCCACGCGTTGAGGACGCAGAGTCCGGGGACTGGAAGGATGTGGCAGTGGACCCCGCCATCAGTCCGCTGCGCTTGTTCATCTGGGCCCTGGCTGACATGGCACAGTGGGCTAGCGTGTTCATTGATGGTGAATGGGATGAGCGCAAGGACGAGAAGACCGGCGCTATCATCCAGCCCAAGCGCAGCAAGAACATCATCCAGCAGCGCATTGCCAGTGCCGAGAACTGGCAGGGTTCCCCGATGCACACCCTGCTCCTGAACAACGGTGCGCCCCTGGACCTGGGCTTGGCCCCGGACGAGGATGCCCCCGAGGACGACGAGACGGGCGCTGGTGAGCCCGCAGCCGTTGGCAGTACCCAAGCCCCCACCCCCGCAGCCGTGCCCTCTGGCGAGGCCGCTGACGACGCCCTGAACGGGGTGGCCTGATGAACGCCCCGGACTTCGCCGCCATCGCGGTCAAGGCTGGGGAGGTGTGCCCGCAGAAGCCCAACAAGGTGGATGGCCGGGTGCTCCTCATCGACGGGGATGGGTTGGCGTACTACTGTGCGGGTAAGGATGACACCCCACTTGGTGAGGCCATCTACCGTACCAAAGAGAAGATCGAGTCTGCCATGCTGGCATGTGGTGCCAGTGACTACAAGATCCTCCTCACTGGTAGCGGTAGTGACAAGGGCGGGCGGTACGCCATTGCCACAGTCAAGCCATACCAAGGGCAGCGCACCAACAGCCGACGCCCAGCTAACTGGCGTGGCCTGCGTGAGTGGCTGCAGGGTCACCCTAACGCAGTCATCACGTATGACCAAGAGGCGGACGATCTGTTCGCCCAGCTTGCCTTTATGGCAGAAGATGCAGTCGTCATCTACACCCAGGACAAGGATATGCGCATGGTCACCGGCGCGTGGCACCTGGACTGGCAGACGCACAGCATGTTCTACTTGCCCACCGATACCTTTGAGGTGGTGGTCAATGACAAGGTGTATGGGCACAAGTGGTTCTGGTTGCAGATGCTGCAGGGTGACACGGCTGACAACATCCCTGGCTTGCCACGGTATGTGGACAGCAAGGGCACACCGAAGTTGATGGGCGAGAAGACTGCGGCGCTGATGCTTGGCGGATGCACCACCAACCAGGAGGCATGGGAAACAGTGCTAGAGTTGTACTCTAGTTTCTATGGCGACGCCGCATACATTCAGTTTGCTGAGCAGGCATCCTTACTGTGGATGCGGGCCGTTGACAACATCAGCGACTACAGTAGTCTTATCTCATGGGGTCAGGGGCCAGGTCCATGGTACGATGCCTGGGCCAAGATCCAAGACCGAGTTGCAGAAGCGAGGGCAATCAATGCGCAAGCTCAAGACCAGTGAGATCCCTGTTGTTCGGGAGTCCATGCGGGCGAACCAAGGGGGATGCTGTGCCGTGTGCCGACTGCCCGTCAGTAAAGAACAAGCCGTCCTTGACCACGACCATGGCACAGGTATTGTCCGGGCAGTTCTTCATCGAGGCTGCAACAGCCTACTTGGCAAGGTCGAGAACAACTATCGACGATACGGTGTCCGCAGCCTTGACGCCTTCCTCGCTGGTACTGCGAACTACTTGGGTCTGCACATCACTGACAGGACCGGACTCATCCATCCTACCCACAAGTCCGAAGAGGAGAAACGGGTAGCCCGCAACGCCAAGGCCCGTAAGGCCAGGGCTACCAAGAAAGCGACATGAGCAAACCTAAGATCCTACTCCTCGACATCGAGACCGCCCCCAACGAGGTGTATGTCTGGTCCCTCTGGAAACAGAACGTGGGCTTGAACCAGATCATCACAGAGTGGACCGCGCTGTCCTATGCCGCGAAGTGGTTGGGTGCCAAGCGCCTGATGTATAAGGACAACCGCAAGGCGGATGATCCACGGGATGACCGCAGCATCATGCAGGAGGTGTGGCACCTCATCAACGAGGCGGACATCATCGTCGCACAGAACGGAGTCAAGTTCGACCTGCGCAAGCTGAACGCCCGCTTTGTCCTGCTGGGCTTTGGCCCGCCGTCACCGTACAAGGTGGTGGATACCATGATCGAGGCCCGCAAGCACTTCGCCTTTACCTCCAATCGGCTGGCTTGGCTGTCCGAGAACTTGACGGACACACCGAAGTCCGAGCACCCTGAGTTCCCGGGCTTTGAGCTGTGGCTGGGGTGCTTGGCCGGTAACATCCGGGCATGGAAGTGCATGGAGAAGTACAACAAGATCGACGTTGTGTCCCTGGAGAAGGTGTACCTTCGCATCCGGCCCTGGATCACCGGGCACCCCAACGTGGCGATCTACAACCCGGACCCCGCCAAGCACGCTTGCCCTAAGTGTGGGTCCACAGATGTGACTGAGGTCCCCAAGACCTACAAGACACAGACCCAAGAGTACCCCATGTACCACTGCAATGACTGCGGTGGTTGGAGCCGGGGCCGATACACAGTGGCTTCTCTCAAGAAGCGCAAACTTCAATTGGTGAACTGATGACAGATCAACATACCCCAGGCGCCAAGCTGGACTCTGGCAAGATCCGCCCGGACCTGGTGCTCGGGGGCTTTGCCCGTGCCCTCAAGGGCGTGTGCGAGATCGGTACCTTTGGCGCTGTGAAATACACGGACGACGGCTGGATGGAAGTGCCCAACGGCCAGAAGCGGTACGCTGACGCGGAACTGCGGCACTGGTTGGATCGCAAGTCCGGCATCGAACTGGACCCAGAGTCCAAGCTCCTCCACCTGAAGCACGAAGCCTGGAACGCCCTGGCCGTGCTTGACCTTTACCTGCGAGAGCAAGAGAAGAATGCCCAGCATCAAACCACCTGACGCGGAAGCTCAGAACTACACCCTTCTCCTGATCGCCCAACTGGCACAGCCCGGTATGTCTACGGACTTTGAGGTGGCCTACGAGAAGGTCATCCAGTTTGCCTGCAAGGGCCCCGACGAGCAGAAGGCTGACCTATACGCCCTGTTCGTTGAGACCGTGGATCCCTACGCTCGCATGGCTACCATGTATGCACAGGTGTACGCTGCCTTGCAGAAGAACCGGGAGCGATTCAATGGCTGACTACATAACCCAATACTTCAAGGAGTTCGACGGACAGTCCGCCAAGTTCAAGAAGCACCACGGTGATGTGGACAAGCTATTCGCCTGCGGCTGTCATGCCATGCTACCCAAGTACGACGGGAACTGTGGCGTGGCAGTGGGCGGGTATGGCATGTCTTCCCGCACTGACGAGAACTACACCCACAGTACAGAGCACATCATGGCGGCTGTGCCCGAAGGCATGGTCTACATCGGTGAGGTGTGGCATCCTGAATGGGAGTGCGCCAAGATCAGCGGTGTGTACCGAAGGGTACCAAAGACCGAGACCCAGAAGGAAGAAGCCGCCAAGCTCTTGTTCATGGTCTTCGATGTGCTGACTCTTGATGAGTGGCGCGATGGCTCATCGACTGTGCCCTACAGCAGCCGCCAGCTTCGGCTGCGTGAGCAAGGTCCAATCCACGCTGCATGGGAGAACCCCTTCATCCCGCAGCAGTTCGGCATGAAGCCTACCGAAGCGGCCCGCTTCTTCAAGAGCAATGGACGATTCGACGGCGTGGTACTATACGACTGGTGGGCAGGGTACTACGTGGGTGGTACCGTGAACAACGGGGAAGTCATCAAGGTCAAGCCAACCTTTGAGATGGACTTGCTGGTGGTCGGCGCGACAGCGCAGCAGCGGGCTACCAAGTTGGGTGGCTTCCTCACGGTGCGGCTTGGTGATGGTAAGACCAACGACGTGGGCTCTGGTCTGGATGCCAGCACACTGCGAGAGATGTTCGATACCCCGGACATCTTCCCTGGTCGCATCGCCAAGGTGGAGTTCATGGGGTACACCGAGGACGGTTACCTCCGCGAGCCCCGCTTCATTGAGTTCCGACACGACAAGAAAGTAGCCGACAGATGAATCAATACGCCCTCAAGAAACTGATCGAAGAATGCAGCGAGGTCAGCCAAGCTGCAGCAAAGGTACTCCTCCACGGTCGGTCTCGTGAGGGTGCCTTGATCCAAGAGATGGCAGATGCCAGCCTCATCATCGACAAAGCGTACAAGCAGTTGTCTACCAAACAACGAGCACTGTTCGCTAAGACCTACGAAGCAAGAGCAGAACGAGAAGAAGCCAAGGGTAAACTATGAGCCTGCTGTCACAGCGCGAGATCGAACTACAGATGTACCGGGGTGGGATAGAGCGTGCGGATCGCAGCATGAGCAATGCCGAGAAGGCTGGGCAGGCCGTGCGCAACCCATACGCTGCTGAGATCCTGCGGGACTACGTGCTTCCCCTGGCCCGTGTGATCGAAGTGGACCGCAGCAGCGGCCTGCCCGGGCAGCGGGCTGCACACATCGTGCTGCTCAACGTGCTGGACGCGGAGGCTGTGTCCTACCTCGCAGTACGCGCAGCCATCTGCTTCTTGTTGGACGGGCAGAAGGAACACCACCACCGGAAGCTAGGGTACGCCCTAGGCTTGGCGGTACACAATGAATTGGTGCTGGACCAAATCGCAGACGAGAACCCAGCACTGTACCACACCCTATCCAACGACCTTGGCCGCAGACACTCCAAGTCCGAGAGGCATCGCCTTACGGTCATGAAGATGCAGGCCAAGAAGAACGAAGTCCCTGTCATCGAGTGGCCCATCGGCGCACGCGAGCAGGTCGGGTTCTATTTAATGGACATCATGCAACAGGCAGGGCTCATCGAGATCGGCGACACCGAAAACGGCGTCGGGTACAAAAGAGGCTACAAGCCCGTTTTCCTGGCGGGTGATATCCTGGCTAGGGTAGCCCAGATTAAATCGTTTGTGGGCCTCACAATGCCCTCCTACGGCCCCTGCGTGGAACCACCAGTGGACTGGACTGCTGTGGATCAGGGCGGATTCCACACCCCCGAGGTCCGGCGTGCTGCAAAATGGTGCGTCCGCGCACACTCATCAGCCCGGGAATTGTACCGGGACATGCAGGCCCCCGCCTTCTTCAAGGCCATCAACCACCTGCAGAAAACTGCATGGGCGGTGAACCATCGGGTGCTGGCTGTCATTGAACAGAGTGCCATGGCCTTCGCTACCAAGGAGATCGCTAGCTCCATGGATACCCCAAAGCCCCCGCGCCCAGTGTTCTTTGACATCGACAAGGATCTGTGGACTGAGGCACAGCAGGCGGAGTTCATCCAATGGAAGGCCCAGACTCGGGACTGGCACACAGAGCGTAAGCTCCTGGCTACCCGCTTCAGTCGTTTCGGCTCTGCCATCCGCACAGCCCAGACCTTCCGGGAATACCCCGAGATTTACTTCGTGTACTTCGCGGACAGTCGAGGTAGGTTCTACCCCAGGACCTACGGCCTCAGCCCTCAAGGCTCGGACCTGCAGAAGGCCCTACTCCATGCAGCTTACGGCAAGCCCGTCAACACCCCGGATGCCATCAAGTGGTTCCATGTGCAGGGCGCAAACAAGTACGGCTTCGACAAGGCCCCGCTTGCTGAGCGGCACAAATGGGTGGTAGATCGGCAGGACCTGCTGCTGTCCTTCGCTGACGACCCATTGAACAACCAAGGGTGGACCGAAGCGGATAAGCCCCTGCAGTTCCTGGCATGGTGCTTTGAGTACGCTGACTACGTGCGAGACACAGACGGATCGTTCGTCTCCCGTATCCCGATCAGCATGGACGGTAGCTGCAACGGCCTGCAGAACCTGAGCGCCCTACTACGGGACGAGGTTGGTGGCCGAGCTACTAACCTCACAGCCAATGAGGTGATGGAGGACATCTACCGCCGGGTGGCTGAGGCTGCTGTGGCTCGGCTGCTGGCAAAGAGTACCCGCACTGACATCGAGAACAAGTGGCTAGCCCACGGCATCAGCCGCAAGGCTGTCAAGCGTAGCGTGATGACCACGCCTTACGGTGTGACTCGCACCTCTGCCCAGGAGTACGTCATCTCGGATTACCTAGCCGAGGGTGAAGCACCATGCTTTACCAAGCTGGAGTACAGGGAAGCAGCCAAGGCCCTGATGGATGTGGTGTGGCCCGCTATCGGAGATGTGGTGGTCAAGGGTCGGGAGGCCATGGATTACCTCCGCAAGTCCAGCCGTGAGATCGTCAAGAGGTTCGGGCCAGAAGATGAACCTCTTATTCACTGGACCACACCATCTGGATTCCTAGCTACCCAGACGTACTACGAAGCCAAGATCCACCGCATCGTTACCCGCCTTGCAGGAAGGCAGGCTATCCGAGTTCTGTCCGAGACGGACGACCCGGACCCTACCCGCCACGCTAGCGGCATGGCCCCGAATTTCGTTCACAGCCTGGACGCCGCACACTTGCACCTTACCACAGCGGCTGCTGCTGATGCAGGCATTGACTTTATGGCGATGATCCACGATGACTACGGTACATTGGCGGCTGACAGCCAGCGGCTGTATGACCTGATCCGTAGTTCCTTCGTCAAGATGTACGAGGAGAATGAACCCCTTGAAGAGTTCCGTGCTCAATACGATCTGAAGCCAATCCCTAAGATGGGTACACTACAGATCAGAGAAGTGCTCACTTCTGAATACTTCTTCTCTTAACTAATAGCTATAGATAGTAGTTATAGATTATAGTCTATAGTTACTGTCTTATAGTTATTGTTCTCTTATAATTGGTAGAGGGTACTATCTACCCATAGTACGATAAGGAATCGAATGGAACAGAAACAGGTTACAGTCGTGAGACTAGCTCAGGACCAATACAAAGCCCTTGAGAAACAGGTGCAAGGTATCAGTGTTGGTATCGCTACCACTGAGATCCAAGCAGGTTACATGCTTGGCGTGCAAGCTGTGTTGCTGTCATTGCGTGCGGGGTTCGTCCATGAGACTGGCTACTGAGCAGGACATCATTAACTGTCTGACATACATCCGGAAGTTACCAACTCTCGGTCTAATGTGTCATGCGGACAATGACAGTATCATGGAGAACTTGCTGCTGGCTGTGAAGGATGAGAAGGTACTTGTGTTCAACGGGTACCTGTACTACTTCGAGATCAGCAAGCAGTGGTGGTCGAAGAAGACTTACCTGTGCGAGGAGTTCTTCATGCGGATGCCAAGCGAGGAGTACACCCCACCCGAGCAGGCGCTGACCTTCTTGGAGACATTGGCTAAGGCCCATGGCTGTGACTCGGTTGTTGCCTCGGACTTCCTTACCGGACAACTCGGCCCATCCTTCATCAGGTTGGGGTATGTGCCCCTGGGCACGATGTTCTTCAAGGACGTGTGATGTGTTTCAACCAACGACAAGCCAAGCGGGATGCTGAGGAAGCAGCCCGCCGTCAAGTAGCAATGCAAGAGGCTGCTGCTCGGCAGGAAGCAGACCAGAAGAAGCAAGCCGCCCTTGCTGCTGCCCAGAGTATCAGCAACCAGCAAGCCCGTGAGGCTGCTGCGCAGTCTGCATCAGAGGCGCTGGCTACCCCCACGGAATCCGCAGACATCGTGCTGGACGGGACCAAGGAGGAGACTGTGGCGGCAGTCAACCGCAAGCGGCGGGCTGCATACGGTACGGAATACACTAGCGGGGTGCAAATCTAATGTGCATGACAGCTCGTAAAAAGGCGGCGCAGGCAAATACCAAGCGCCTAGGCGCACTGACTGTCGCCAATGTGCAGGCCGGGACAGTACCTGCCCTCGCTAAAGAGGCGGATTTCAAACGGCAGGCAGGGAATACTAGCTGGTCTAACAAGGTGAGCGGGTTTGCAACTAGGTCATTGGTGACTATCCGGGACAAGAAGGCCAATGAAGCCAAGGCTGCTGCCGAGGCCGCACGGGTAGAAGCGGAGAGACAGGCGGTACTGAACGAGCAGAGCGCAGCAGCCACCGCAAACACCAGGGCCATTGGTGAGCGCACCGTAGCCTCTGAGCTTGGGGCTACCGGCCCAGCGGGTGTAGTCCTCGCTGAGGCAGGTCCAGCAGTCACCAACACAGCGGAGCAATCCGGTGGTTCCCGGAAGCGAAAGCAACAGTACGGGGATCAATACAACAGCGGGGTTAGCCTATGAGCCAGTTCAAGACAGCGCCTGGTATCTGGGCGCAGCTCCAGGTATCAGCAGATCCCTTCATCAAGAAGGCGGAGCGGGCCGCTAGCCTTACCCTCCCGAACCTGATGATCCCAGAAGGGACTACGGGCTGGGATGATCTGGTCCATGACTGGCAGAGCATCGGTGCCCAGGGCGTAAAGCACATTCTGAACAAGTATATGCTCGCCATGTTCGCACCATCCCGGCCATTCTTCCGGCTCGGTATGGACAAGAAGGCCATGGCTGCTATGGGCCAGATGCTCAAGGAGACGGACCTGGGCGGTGCCCTCGGCGTAGTTGAGCGGGAGGCTGTCAAGATCCTGGACAAATCTGGCCAGCGCCCCAAGATCGCCCGGGGCATGGCGCTCATCATCGTTACCGGCCAAGTGCTCATGCACCTGACTGAGGATGCTGTGCGGTTCCAGAGTCTGAAGTATTGGCGGGTGAAGCGGGACATCCACGGTAAGGTCAAGCGATTGGTCATCAAGGAAACCATCCTGTTCGATGAGCTTGATGCTGAAGTCCAGGCTGTGGTAGCTCGGCAGTATAGCCCTGAATCCAAGGTGGACTACTACCGCTGGATCGAGCGCACGCCTAATGGCAAGCAGTACGAGGAAAGCCAGTGGGTCAACCAGACCCGTCTGCCCCAGCAGTTCGACTCACTCTATGGTGTCGATGACATCCCGTACCATGTGGTCACCTGGGATCTTCCTGATGAATCCGATTACTCTCCCGGCCTGATCGAGGAGAACTTCGGGGACTTGGAAGCGATCAGTGCCCTGAGCCGTGCGGAGATCGAGGGCGGCATCCAAGCCTGTGAGACCCGCTGGCTTGTCAATGCCGGGGGCGGTACTTCCGTCGAGGACTTCACGGGCTCCGTCAACGGCCAAGCCCTTGCAGGTCAGAAGGAAGACCTTACCCCCGTGACAGGCGGCAACCCACAAGGCGTGGCCGAGGTGCGCCAGAGTGCAGAGCGTGTTGAGCAACGGCTTGCCCGGGTGTTCCTGCTGGGCTCAGCCGTTACCCGGGATGCTGAGCGTGTCACTGCAGAGGAGATGCGCCAGCAGGCCATGGAACTGCAAGTGGCCCATGGTGGCACGTACTCTACCCTGGCCCCTAGCCTGCAGAGCCCCATCGCAAAGTGGTTGCTCAACAAGGTAGACAAGCAGATCCTCAAGACCCAGTTCGACTTCACCATCGTGACTGGCCTTGATGCCCTGAGCCGTGGTGCGGACCTTGAGTCCTTCCGCCTCGCCATGGGGGATGTCGCCCAGTTCCACACCCTCCCGCCTGAACTGGTAGCCCGTACCAAGTGGGATGCAGTTTACGCCTTCGTCGGAGAGGGGCGTGGTGTAGACCTCAAGCCCTTCCTGATGACAGACGCTGAGTTCCAGCAAGCCCAGTCCCAACAACAAACCAGCCGTGTGGTCGAAGCCTCTGCAACCGCAGCAGGCGAAGCCGCTGGCGCAGCCCAAGGAGCACCTAGTGCCTGAAGCAAACGCAGCCCCCGCCGCACCAGCGGCCCCCGTCACAGCCCCAGCAGCCGCCCCCGTGGTGGCCCCTGCCAGCCCGGCAGACCTCCAGATCGGCGCGACGGCGCCTACCCCCACCGCCTCTGTGGAAGCCCCGCCAGCGCCTGCCCCGGGGCCAGCAGAGAGCACTGTGGAGTATGAGGCCACAGGCAACGTGGGCCTGGACCTCGCCCTAAAGTTCGTCGGGGACCGTGGCCTGGATGCCAGCCACCCCGCCATGGTCGCTGCCCGGGCCGGGGACTTCGGTATCCTGACGGCCACCCTGGCCCAGATGGGGGCCAAGGCCCAGGGCTATGAAGCCATGGTGGCACTCGCCAAGCAAGCCTTTGAACAGACCAGTGCCACGAACGCTGCCCGTGCTGCCAAGGACTTGGAGTCAGTCCACAAGATTGTCGGCGGGCCTGAGAACTGGACAGCCATCAAGACTTGGGCTGGTGCCAATGCGGATGACAACGAGAAGGCTGAGATCAACAAGGCCTTGGCCGCTGGTGGTGTGCAGGCTACCATGGCTGCGACCTACCTGGCTCAGCTCTATGGTCAGGTGACTGGTATCCCCAAAGAGGGCAAGCAGGCCGTGGGTGATACCCGTAGCGCGGCAGCTAGCACCGGGGCACTGAGTCCGCAGGAATACACCGAGGCGGTGAAGGAGCTTGCTCGTACCTCCCGTGTTCCGCTAGACTCTAACCCAAAGTACCAGGAACTCCGAAGCCGTCGTGCTGCATGGCGTGGTTAACCCACTACCCATAGTACAGTAACGACCGGCCATGGTGGCAGGCGTTCTCTAACCCTACCACCAAGGAGCTTTCATGCCTTTGTCCGATCTGGCTTTCAACGTCGTCCGTCCTGGTCAAAAGAACGGTACTGGCGACATTGACGCCCTGCACATCGAAGAGTACACCGGCGTCGTCGAGGGTACCATCGAGCGCAAGTCCGCCCTCAATGGTTTCGTCAACATGCGTACCGTCCGGGGTACCTCGGTCATCTCCAACTTCGCTGTTGGCGAGTCCACCCTGCAGAAGGCTGTCGTGGGTCAAACCCCTGACGGTACCCTGAACAAGTTCGGCAAGAACACCCTCACCATCGACACGGTGATCCTGGCCCGCACCGTGCTGCCTCAACTGGAAGTCTTCCAGACGCAGTACGATGCACGCTCCGAGATCGGCATGGAGCATGGCAAGAAGATCGCCAAGTTCCTGGACCAAGCGCACTTCATCCAAGCCATCAAGACTGGCTTGCTGACTGCCAACACCCAGGGCATCACCTCTGGCGGCCACTTCGGTGCCAGCCAAGTGACCATGGCCGGTGCCTCGGACAACCTGGACCCTGCCAAGCTCTACAGCTACATCGCGGACCTGTTCGTCCAGATGGAGCAGAAGGACGTGGACCCCCGCACTGATGACGTGATGATCGTCGTCAAGCCTGCAGAGTTCTACACCCTGCAGCAATCCGAGATGCTGGTCAACGCCAACTACAAGACGGCGAACGGTACCAACATCGAGGCGCAGGTGCTCAAGTCCTACGGTGTGCCCATCATCTCGTCCAACAACTTCCCTGGTGGCGAAACCATCGCCGGTCACCTGTTGTCCAACGCGGACAACGGCAACGCCTACGATGGTGACTTCTCCAAGATCGTGATGGCTGCCTTCTCGCCCCGCGCTCTGTTGGCCGGTCAGACGATCCCCCTGGAAACGGATGTGTTCTGGGACAAGGTGACCAAGCAATGGTTCGTTGATGCTCACCTGAGTTTCGCTGTCGGCCCCAACCGCGCCGAGTTCGCTGGCGTCGTTCGTAAGCCCTAAACCAACCTTCCCCCTATGCCACAAGCGTAGGGGGATTTTTCCGATTCTTATGACCAAGCTAGACATCATCAATCGAATGCTGGGAAGCTGTGGCGAGTTGCCAATCAGTTCCCTGCAGGCCAGTCATTCCCTGCTGCCTGCTGCTACCCTGCGCCTTGACACGGTGCTAGCCTCGGTCCTGAGTAAGGGCTGGTGGTTCAACCGCGAGAACGCAAAGCTGGTAGTCCAGCCCTCGGATAGCCGGGTCTATGTGCCAGGAGATACGCTTTCTTGTCGCGCGCCCCTGGGCGTGGTTCAGCGTGGCCGGGTACTTTACGACACAGCTAACAGCCGGTACGAGTTTACCTCGCCGGTCTATGTCAAGCTGATCCGTCGTCTCCCACTTGACCAGATCCCAGAAGTTGCCGTTAGCTACATCGCTGCTCGGGCTGTCTCTGAGTTCCAGTCGGACTATGACGGGGACAGTGAGAAGACCCGGCTCTATCGAGACAACGCTGAGATGGCACGCCGGGAACTGAACGCCGAGGAGACCCGGCAAGTTCGGTATGTCATGGGCCAGGATAATCCTGACCTCATCACTCTTCGGAACATCATGATCTTCAACAAGGTACGTCGATGAAAGCAGGATCATCTTACAGCAACCTCCTGATGGGGGTGAGCCAGCAGGTACCGCACAATCGACGGGAGGGTCAGCACACCGAGCAGATCAACATGATCCCGGACCCGGTGCGGGGGCTGACCCGGCGGCGTGGCAGCACCTTTCAGGCTGAGGCCCTAGTTGGGGATGAGCCCAGCACCAGGGCAGGGGCCGCAGTCAAGTACCGGACCAAGAACTTTACCTGCCTGGGCGTGGACTACATCGGTCTGTACCGCAAGGCAGCAGACACCGTGGAGCCAATCCGGGTGTACCGTCCTGATACCAAGGTGTTCCTCCCGACTGTTACTGATGCCGGTGCAGACACCTTGGTGGCTAACGGGGTGTCTGCCATCACGGCAGTGGGCCGGTTCCTACTGCTGGCGGGGGTTGGGCATGTACCTAGCACAGCCACAGTGGACAAGCTAGCTGGTACTGCGGGCAAAACGGTAGTGTGGGTTCGTGGCGGAGCAGCCAAGCGTACGTTCACGGTTCGTGCCACAACTACTGGCGGCACCACCTACGAGGCATCCTACACCACGCCCCAGGCATCCTTCCCCGGTACCCTGGACACTACGGACATTCCGTATGCTGCCGCAGACTACGCCAAGCAAGTCAACGACCGGGTGAATGCGTACAACTCCGCTGTCACCAAGTGGATCGGAGATGCGGCTGCAGCCAGCATGCCCGCTGCAATTGCTGAGGCGCTGCTCAACCTAGCGGGCACCAATGCTACGGGCTTCACAGCCCCCCAGCGCACTGCCCTAGGCATCACCCGGGAAGCACAGTACCTTGTCTTCACAGGATGCACCGCAGTTGAGGTGAGCGACGACGGGGATGGTACTCTGATCCGAGGCGTGGCCCAGCGGGTACTACTCGCAGACAACCTGAGCACCGAGCACTTCTATGGTAAGGTAGTGCAGGTCCAAGGAGTTAACTCCAAGGAATCCTACTACGTCCAGGCCCAGCCCAAGGGCATTGCTGGTGCTGAGGTATTCGGGGAGGTGATCTGGGTTGAGGCCACGGGCGCAGAGTGGACCATCAGTTCACCGTGGGCTATCGGTACGGTCAAGGATGGCACATTCTACCTGTCCGGTACACATGCTGGGCTGGCCTTGCTCACAGGGCTGGCTGTTCCGGCCATGGTACCCAGCAGTGCGGGTGATCTGGATAGCAACCCGCCCCCGTTGTTCGGGGCAGCACCAATCACATACCTGGGCACCTTCCAAGACAGACTGCTGGTGGGCTCGGGCGGTAAGCTCGCTTGCTCCCAGACGGCGGACTACTTCGCCTTTGGCCGCACCACGGTGCTGACTCTCCCGGCTAGCGATGGCTTTGAGATGACAACGGCCACGGGTACCGATGACCTGTTCCGCTTCGACGTGGTCTGGGAGAAGGGTATCCTGATCTTCGGGGACTCCCGGCAGTACAGCATCAACGGCAAGGTAGCCCTTACCCCCACCAGTGCCGCCCTGCCTACTGTGTCTTCGCACAGCGGCGCGGCCAGCATCCCGCCTGTGGTCACCGGGACCTCTGTGTTCTATGCAAAGCAAGGACAGGACTCAGCGGCCTGCTTTGAGCTTCTGCCTGGGCAGGTAGCAGACACTACGGACTCTTTCGAGGTGAGCACCCAGCTCAATGACTACATCAGTGGATCAGCACTTGAGATCGTGGCCAGCCCCAAGCCCACCAACATCATGTTGCGGGCATCAGGTGACACCCAGACCTTGTGGGTGTTCAGCTACCTCAACGCCCAGGACGGGCGCAGGCAGGACGCATGGCACAAATGGTCCTTCAACACAGAGTTGGGCCCGCTGGCTGGGGCCGCTGTGCATGAGGGGGAGCTATACCTGTTCTTCTTGCGGGGCTCATTCAGCCCTGAAGACACAGATACCCGCTGGGTATGTGACAAGCTGGATCTAACCAGTACCACATCAGACACCCCGTACCTGGATAGCCAAAGGGAGTACACCGTACCAGCAATCCGTACTGGCTGGGCTGCTGCCTTCCCCGAGGGCGAGACTTCGGCATGGTTCGGGGTGCTGCTAGACGAGGATCAGGCTTTGCTTGATACCTTGCCGGGTACCCCTATCATGGGTGCGCTGTA